AAACATCCGTGTAAAGAAAGATGCAGCGCAGTCACTGATTGATGAAATCAAGAAGATTACTGAGGATGCGTTTGGTGCAAAAGCGAAATCAGCTACGCTACCATTTGTAAATGACGAAGAGACTGGCGACATCATCTTCAAGACAAAATCAAAGTACCAGCCATCAGTGGTCGATAGCAGTGGAACTGTTATCCCATCACACAGCTTACCACCAATTTATGGCGGCTCTCAGCTCAAGGTGGCTGGAACATTGTATCCGTACAACGCTGGTGGTCGTGTTGGCATCTCGATGCAGCTAGGCGGTGTTCAGATTATCAGCTTGTCTGAGAATTCAAACACAGTAGGCATCCAGTTTGGTGAAGTTGAGGGCGGCTATGTTGCTGCTAACGACAACGAAGAAGCACCAGAAAGCGAGCAGTCTTATAACTTCTAGAAAACGCTCCCACGCCATCGCAAGAGGCTATCGGAGTGGACTGGAAGATAAGACGGCGCAGCAGATTGCCAATGCTGGCCTTGAGGTTCTCTACGAGACCGAAAAGGTCAAATACACATGGCCTGAACGTCAGGCGTCATACACACCAGACTTTAAGCTGCCATCAAAACATGGTGGCTTTTTCTTTTGTGAGACAAAAGGCATTTGGTCTGTTGAAGACCGCCAGAAGTGGCATCTGCTCCACGAGCAGCATCCCGAAATAGACTTCAGGCTCGTGTTCAGTAATCAGAACGCCAAGCTCTATAAGAACTCACCAACCACTTACGCCTCTTACTGCGAGAAACACGGATTTACATACGCAAACAAGGTCATTCCACAGGAATGGCTAGAAGAAGGAAAGGAAAGCGACAATGAGTCAAACAATGAGAATTCTTGACCACCTCAAGAATGTTGGGTCCATAAGCTTTGTCGAAGCTAACGACCTATACCGCTGTCGGTCTCTTCCACGCAGGATTAAAGACCTTCGTGAAAAGGGATACGACATCATTAGTGAGTGGCGCAGAGACCACCTTGGTCAAAAGTACACTCGTTACTCACTAGCAACTAACTAAAGGAGACACCAGAGATGCGCATCACTCATCAAGGGTCTAATTTTGTTAGCCGTCATTCGTGTGACAAATGCGGTTCTAGTGACGGAAATGCCTTTTTTGATGATGGGCATCTCTATTGTTTTGTCTGCAAAACTTACACACCACCAGAAGGAGAAGCATTGAAACCAGAGACACAGCCCCATAAAGAAACCCACGCCAACTATAACTTAATCGAAGGCACTCCAAGAGCGATACCAGCTAGGGGGTTAAGCGAAGAAGATTGTAGGAAGTTTGGTTACCTGATTGGCACAAAGGCCAATGGCGAACAGGTTCAAATCGCAACATACAGAGACAAGCAAGGCAGACCTGTAGCCCAAAAGCTACGAGGCAAAGACAAAACGTTTCAGATGATAGGTGATACCAAGAACATCACGCTCTTTGGTAGCCACCTCTGGTCTAACGGTAAGAAGGTTTGCCTGACTGAAGGCGAGTTAGATGCCATTAGCATCAGTAAATGCTTTGGTCATAAATATGCCTGTGTGTCTCTGCCATCTGGCGCACAATCAGCTGTCCGAGCGGTCAAAGATAACTTTGATTACCTGAATGGGTTTGATGAAGTGATTATCTGCACTGATATGGACGAGGCTGGGCAGAACGCTGCTCAGGCTATTGCTGAGGTGCTTCCTGTTGGCAAAGCAAAGATTGCTACCCTTCCAGCCAAAGACGCTAATGAAGCCCTTATAAAGGGCAAGGCTGCAGAACTCATACAAGCTGTCTACCAAGCACGAGAATACCGCCCTGACGGAATTAAGTCAGCGTTGGATTACCGTAATGTCATCTCCATTGATGAAACAGCTAGCACGATTTCATGGCCTTACTCCATGCTCAACCAGACACTGATGGGCATGAGAAAGCGAGAGCTGGTGACACTTGCCTCTGGCAGTGGATGCGGAAAAACAACATTCTGTAAGGAAGTAGCACATCACCTGATGATGTCTGGTCAGAAAGTTGGTCTTATCAGTCTTGAGGAAGCACCTAAGCGAACCTTACTTGGTTTGGTTGGTATTCACCTCAACAAAAACCTACTGGTAGACCGAAGTCAGGCATCAGACCAAGAAGTCCTAGATGGGTTTGACGACCTGTTTAATGACCGCACTTGTGTGCTTTACGATAGCTTTGGCACGAATTCGCCAGAGCTTATCTGTCAGCGTATCCAATATATGGCACGAGCATTAGACGTAGACTGGGTCATTCTTGACCACGTTACGATGCTTACAGCCAATATGGTCGATGAACGTAGGGAGCTGGACAAATGCGTCACAGCTTTCCGAACACTCGTTCAGGAACTTAATATTGGTATGATTATGGTCTCACACCTTACCAGACCATCTGGCAGAGGACACGAAGACGGCGCAGCAGTAAGCCTCAGCCAACTTCGGTCCAGCCATTCGTTAGCACAGCTAGCAGATGCAGCCATTGGACTTCAGAAAGACCCAGATGACCCTGATAGAGATATCAGGCTCGTTAGAGTCCTCAAGAACCGTTTCAGCGGTCAAATAGGTGACGCTGGAACCCTTATCTACAATCGTGAAACTGGTCGGCTCGAAGAGTTCGAGTTGGCAGCATTACTTAACTCTGAAGGAGACGAAGACATCAATGAACAACATAGCTCTACACCTGACGCAGCTTGATATTGTAACCCACTACCTCAAAAAGGGTAAAAGCCTTACCCAGTTAGAGGCACTTGAGAAGTTTGGCATTATGAGGCTTGCCCCTCTTATCCATCTTCTTCGAAAAGACGGTTTCAACATCAAAACAAAGCTTGTTGGTAAACAGCGATATGCAGCTTACCAGCTTGTTGCAGCTAACGACAACACCCCTCAAAAACCTACACAACTTGAACTTCCACTTTAAGGAGACGCCAATGATGGATTTCGTTGATGAAATACTTGATTACGAAGACTGGCTAGCAAATAACATGGTCATGCATGATTATGCAGAGCAAGCCATGCAACACGCCATTTACCCTGACGCCTTGATTTACCCAATGCTTGGTCTTCAAGGTGAAGTTGGTGAGCTGTCTGAAAAACTTAAGAAGTTCTTTCGTGACAATGATTACGAAGTTGGAATGGAAGACTGCATAGCTGAAATGCCAGCTGAACTGCGTCTTGAAATGGCAAAGGAGCTGGGTGATGTATTATGGTACGTCACAGCAATCGCTTCTGACTTAGGCTATGAGCTTGATGAAGTAGCGCAGCTTAACCTCGACAAACTTGAAAGCAGAAGCCAGCGTGGCAAAATCAAAGGCAGCGGCGATAACCGTTGAGACTGATAGCCGACCTTGAGAGTAACGGCTTTCTTGAAACCCTCACTAAAATCCACTGTATTGCACTAATGGATGCTGACTCTGGTCAGCGTTGGGTCTATGGACCTGATGCTATTAAAGAAGCACTCCAGAAGATGATGGAAGCATCCGAGCTTATACTGCACAACGGTATATGCTTTGATATTCCTGCGATACGCAAACTCTACCCACAATTTAGCACGGATGGGATAATCGTGACCGACACGCTTGTGTTATCACGCCTCATCCGCGCTGACCTTAAAAATGATGATTTCAATCAAGAGTGGGAAGAAGAGACCTTACCTAAGCGTCTGCATGGCTCTCATAGCCTTAAAGCATGGGGCCGCAGACTTGGGGTTCTGAAAGGTGATTTCGGAGAGACCACTGACTGGTCTGAATGGTCTCAAGAGATGCAGGATTATTGTGAGCAGGACGTTATTGTCACCCACGCTCTTTGGCAGCATTTGCAGCCTGAGAAGTGGTCGCAGAAAGCCATAAGGTTTGAACATGAGATTGCAGAGCTTTGTAATCGTATTGGGCAAGCTGGTTGGACTTTTGATATTGAAAAGGCTCAGGCACTTTTCGCTCGTCTTTCAGCGGAAAAGATAAAGTTAGAGCATGAGCTGCAGACTTTGTTTCCACCATGGGAAGTAGAAACCATCTTCTTTCCAAAGGTGAACAACAAGAAGCTTGGTTATGTCAAAGACGAACCATTTACCAAAGTCAAACAAATCGACTTCAACCCTAATAGCCGAAAGCATATCGAGCATTGTCTTAGGACAAAGTATGATTGGCAGCCTAAGGAATACACGCCATCAGGAGACGCTAAGATTGATGAGTCTGTCTTAGTAGGGCTGCCTTACCGTGAGGCACATAAACTTGCACGGTCTTTCATGTTGCAGAAACGACTTGGTCAACTATCCGATGGCAATAACGCTTGGATGAAGCTTGTCGAAGATGATGGAAAGTTAAGACATACCATCAATACTCTTGGCACAGTTACAGGACGATGCAGTAGCTTTGGCCCTAATCTTCAACAAGTACCAGCTGTAAGAGCTGCTTATGGTAAAGAGTGCCGTGAGCTGTTCACAGTGCCAGAGGGTTATGCCCTTGTAGGTGCAGACCTCAGTGGCATCGAACTTCGGTGCTTTGCAGAGATGCTACCAGACAATGGTGCTTATGGTCGCCAAATCCTTGAAGGCGATATCCACCAAATCAATGCTGACAATCTAGGCATCAGCAGAGACCAAGCCAAGACTGTCCAATACGCAATGCTTTATGGCAGTGGCGACAAACGCTTGGGTGAAATTCTTGGAGCAGGGCCTAAAGAAGGCAAAATGCTAAAGCAAAAATACTTCAAGGCACTTCCTGCATTTGCCCTGCTTATGAAGCAAATCAATCACGCACTTAATGAACGTGGATACCTTCGTGGTCTCGATGGACGAAGACTTACTGTCCGAAGTGAGCACGGGGCCTTAAACGTTCTGCTGCAGTCAGCAGCCGCACTCATAGCAAAGAAATGGGTGCAGCTGGTCGACCAAGAACTCAAAGAATACGGCAACAGCAGTCAAATCATTGCTTTTGTTCATGACGAAATCGAAATCCAGACTAAAGGAGACCCACACTATGTCGGAAATCATATCGCTGTCAGAGCAGCGAAAAAAGCGGGGGAACACTTCGGGTTCAAAATCCCCATCGAGGCCGAATACCATGTCGGAAGAACATGGGCAGACGTCCATTAGTGATGAAGAAATGGCAGTCGTACTTAGCTTATACACAGTAGTTCAAAGAGCAAGACAGCAGCCATTCACCACGAAAAGCCTGTTTGCCAGACAGTTTGCTAACGAGATAGCTCTCTGCGCTTCAGAGCAATACATAACCACACGAGTTAACGACAATGCTTTTAGCAACGTTTGGATGGTAACTCATGAGGGCCTTGAGTTCATTGAAGGTGTTAATGATGTTCTTAGCCCTTGATACAGACATCATGCTCTACAAGGCTGCGTCTGCAGCTGAAGTAGAAACGGACTGGGGAAACGATATCTGGTCCTTACAAACAAACCTAAAAGACGCCAAAGACGCATTTGAAGCCCAGCTTGACAACATAACAACCAAGCTAGGTATTAATGACTTTGTTTGTTGCTTGTCAGACCATGGCAGCAACTTCCGTAAACAAATAGACCCGACATACAAATCAAACCGCAAGGGGACACGAAAGCCAGTAGGCTATGTAGCCCTTTGTGATTGGGTTGTCGAAAAGTATAGAACCTTTCGTAAGCCAACATTAGAGGCTGATGATTGCCTTGGGATATTGGCTACAATGCCAGTCAATAAGGACAAATGCATTATTGTTAGTGACGATAAAGACCTTAAAACCATTCCCTCAAAACTCTACCGACCTACTCAAGATGAACAGCTGACAGTCACCGAACAAGAGG